GAAGAACGGCCTCAACACGGACAAGCCTGACTCGGGTTCGTCTACCGAGGGGGACAAGAGGGCATCTGCCGAATTGAAGGTCACCGATGAGCAAGGCGTTCAGGACGAAGGCCAGGCTCAGAAGGACGACCCCAACAAGGCCGCAGAAAAACTGCCTTTTCACAACCATCCGCGATGGAAGGAAGTGAACGCGAAACTCAAGGACGCCGAACCGGCGGCCGAACAGTATCGCAAGATCACTAACTTCATGGAGACCAACCAACTTTCCCAACAGGAAATGGTGGATGGCTTCAAGATCATGGCGATGATGAAGCAAGAACCCGCCGAGGCCTACAAGGCTTTGAAAGGTTACGTCGATAAGCTCGCTCCGCTCGCTGGGGAAATCCTCCCTGACGAACTCAAGCGCCGCGTCGATGACGGCTTCGATTCGCCTGAGACCGCCCAAGAACTTGCACGCCTACGGGCAAAGCAGGACTTCGAGGTCGTTCGTCAGCGCGAGATGCAGCAGCGACAGGAACAGCAGCAGGTCGTCGAAAGACAAACCGCTATCGTTTCCGCTGTTGAGTCTTGGGAAAAGGCAGAAGAAGCAAAAGACCCCGACTGGTCCGCGAAATACGAGATGGTCAACGACAGGGTTATGGCCCTGCTACGAACGGAACGCCCTGCGTCTCCATCGGATGCTATTGAGATCGCACGTCGCGCTCTCTCCGATGTGAACGCTCGCTTGCGCCCGCTCGCCGGCAGAAGCACGCCCATCAAGTCGCCGACTAGCTCATTGTCGTCCGCTTCAACCCGCCCGGCCCCGCGCTCGCTAGACGATGTCGTGAGGTTAGGTCTCCTAAACTCCTAAGAACAAGAACACACCATGCCCTCAAGCAACTTCACCACCATCGAGTCGACCATCGCGTCTGCCCTCGATTTCCACGTCAAATCCGACGCGTTCGCCCAGTCCATCCAGGACAAGCCGCTTCTCAACGCCCTTACCAAGCGTCAGAAGTTCTTCCCTGGCGGCAAGGGCGACATCACGGTTCCGGTCGTCTTCAGCTACTCGTCTGCCATCACCGGCTACGAAGGCGATGACGCGGTCACCTACGTCAATCCTCAGAACACGAAGCGCGCTTCGTACAACTGGAAGGAAGTCCACTCCGGTATCACGGTCACTTTCACTGAGCTCAAGCAGGACGGCCTCTCGGTCTCCGACTCGCTCTCTGGCGAAAGCACCTCCAAGCACAGCGGCCGCGACGCCACCGTCCTTACGAACATCCTGAAGAACAAGCTCGACGACATGACCGAAGGCTGGTCCATCGGCATGAACTCGATGCTCTGGAAGGATGGCACCCAGGACGCCAAGCAGGTTGCTGGTCTGATGAGCCTCATCAAGCCCGCTGCCACCACGGCTACTGGTACCACCGGCGGTATCTCCCGCTCGGCTAACGCTCTCTGGCGCAACCGCGCTGATAGCTTCACCTACGCTGCTGGCTCGACCATCATCATCGACGGTCTCCGCAAGGAAGTCCGCCAGCTCAAGCGTTATGGTGGTAAGCCGAACGTGATCGTCTGCGGTTCTGGCTTCCTCGAGAAGCTCGAAAAGGAAATCCACAGCAAGGGTCTCTACACCCAGTCCGGCTTCACTGGCACGAACAACATCGGCATGGGCGCCGCCAGCCTCCTGGGCATCGGCGAGTTCGTGTACGACCCGACCCTCGACGGTCTGGCCAAGCATGACGGCACGGGTAACCAGAGCAACTTCGCCTACATCCTCGATACTGACGCGATTCAGATGATGGTCATGGAAGGCGAAGACAAGAAGCTCCACAACCCTGCCCGCCCTGAGAACAAGTACGCCATCTACAAGGCGATGACTTGGACCGGCGGCCTGGTTGCCAAGAAGCTGAACAGCTCGGGTCTGTACGAAGCCGTCTAATCGACGGTTAGTCTAAGCCCCAACAAGGGGGTGGTTCCATACGGGACCACCCCCTTTCTTTGTTGCAACAGCCGGACCTTTGGGCAGAAATGATTGCACTATGCAAACCGCTATCGCTGAAATCCTCCTGAACGGAAACATCAACAATACGGTCGTGAAGAAGATCACGGCCGCCGAGGTGCCGCTTCTCCGGCACATCCACGGCAGCGACGCCGTCATCAACGCCAAGGCCGACGAGACCTTCAAGCGCACGAACGCCGAGGAGATTGAACGCCTCAAGGCCTTTTACAGCGATGAAGTTTTCGCCAAGGTCTATCCTGGCTCCCTCCCGAAGCTTCCGTCCACGCTCGCTGAAGTCGGCCTTGCCGACGCCGAGGTTGTTGAAGACATCAAGCCCCTAAAGAAGTTCAACTAAGATGGCCAGGGGAACGTCGCTCTCCGCGCTGCGGGATATGCTCCGCGCCGAGATCGGCGCTTCTTCCAACGTGGCCATGGGAGTCAATACGGTCGAACAGTACGACCATCTCCTGCGCCGCACGCAGGCCCGCCTGTGGGCCGATCATGATTGGACGTTTGGCTTTATTGAGCGCGACGAACCCCTTATTGACGGGGAGCGTTATTACGCCTTCGACAACGAGATTGATTACGACCGTATCAGCAAGGCCAGCGTGAAGTACGGGGACATCTGGTACCCAATGGAATACGGCATTACGCCCGACAACTACAACAGCTTCGACTCCGATGATGGCGAAGCCAGCATGCCGGCTATGCGTTGGCAGCATTACGAAGGCAACCAGTTCGAGGTCTGGCCTATCCCGTCTGACGACGGCCAATCGCTCCGCTTCCGTGCTATCAAGAAGCTGCCTGTCCTGCTGTCGCCCTCTGACGTGGCAATACTCGACGACAACCTGATTGTGCTGTTCGCAGCCGCCGAGCTCCTCGGCCGCTCCAAGGCCACGGACGCCGGCGCCAAGCTATCCCAGGCAACCTCCCACTACAACAAGCTTAAGGGAAACTCCAACAAGTCTGACCGCTTCATCTTCGGCGGTGGAACCAGCCGAGGAGAAACGCTCCGCAACATCGGAGGTCGCTTCATCCGCGACGATCTCTGATGCCATACGTCGTCGTCGACAACTTCAGCGCCGGCCTCGACAGTCGCCGGCACGTCCTTAACTCAAAGAGCGGAACCCTGTCCGCGCTCAAGAACGCCCACATCACGCGCGGGGGCGAGATTGAGAAGCGTAAGGCGTTTGTCCTGGTCGCAGACCTTAGCGCAGCTCCCTATTATTTCACGCAGTCTTACGGGTTAGAAGCCACATCTGACGGCATTTACGTTTTTGGTTCAGCGGTGGCCCCAGCTTCGATGCCTGCGGGCTTTATTTACCAAAGGCTTCAGCACCCTGTTTATACTAATTTTTACGATATTTCAAAGATTGTATATTCAACTGTATACGGGGGTAAGCCTTTTGTAATCGCAGAGTTCCCCTCGACTGGAGCCACTACCATCACGCACCGGATTGCCTACTACGATGGCGTCGCAATCAAAGATTGGTACGAAGGATACGTGCTTCTTGAAAACTATGTGGTTGGTATTCAGAATAGTCTTATTTCATATTTCCCGGTTGGCTCATACACGGCAACCTCAACGGTCGGCAACGCGGCCGTTGCTGTAACCGGCCCTGTCGGGAAATCCTTTACCCTTACTGCGACGGTAGACCTACCGATGACGGCGACTGTGGCGACCTTGCAGGCCCACAAGGAGCCCGTTCCTGAAGTGCTTTCAAAAGGGTCTCTTTCAATCACGGGCGGAAGCATCACGGCGGCGTACGCATTTCGTGGCTACGTCCGCTACCTTGACGCCGCCAGTTTGCCTGGTATCCGCAGCATCCGCGTCGGAGCCAGCTCGGCCACGGCAAACAACGGTCTTGATCTTATTGGGTGGGGGTCTCCGACTGGATTGAAATACAACACCGTATCGCCCACGGAAACCACGGGCAGCAACGGCGGTTCTCTTTGTTGGAACATTCGCAAAGCCATTAACGATAACACAACGTCCGGAATCGGGCATAACTATTCTTCCCGATGGGCGTGGGGCGGTAATTGGTCGGGTAATGACCCGAACGACCTATGGATTGATGCGCCTCCTCAACATGGCTCCGATGCAAACGGACTACTTGTTCAAATTGAGTTCGATGCAAATCCAGCAGGAATTGGTAATCTTTCAGAAATTATTGATACGGCTACGATTGCCGTAAGTCCTTACGATCCTACCAAATACATCGCAACTTTTGGGGTTTTATCAAATGGATCATTTAATCGCGTCAACTCCGTAAGAGTCGATGGAGTCGAAGTGCTTGGTGTGCCCGTGTCATGGACCAGTTCACACGGTCAAACGGCAGTAGCTATTGCCGCGCAAATCAACTCCTACACCTCATCCACGGAATACACCGCAAGCGTTACAGATGGAAGCAAAGTTGTTATTACTGGTTTAGCCGGGTCCGGTAAGACGCCAAACGGAAAGGTTATTTCAGTATCCTCGGAGGGTAACATGATTATCTCAGGCATCACGTCCATGTCTGGCGGCGTAGACACGGTCGCAGGTATTCCTCAAATCAGCACAATTACTTTCACGGGCCCGACACTAATTCCTGCCGGAAAAAAGTTTGGCGTGACGATTATAGACCCAGACAATCCTTCCACCCCGATCATTGTCGGAGCATCCCGAGTGGTTGGTAAAAACGCAAACTTCAGCCTGACGTATAAATCCAAGGAGTATGTTGGGGCTGGTTCTACGCTTTATTTCTCAGCCATTAACGATGTTACCAAGTGGGATCTGTACGACACAGGCTCTGGCTTCATCGACATGTCCAACAACTTTGGCGGCCGCGAGGACCTGACTGGCGCCGGCATCTACCAAAACTATCTTGCCGTTTTCAGCCGTCGTAATGTCCAGCTATGGTCTATGGACGCCGACCCTGCTCAGAACGCCCAGGTGCAGGTGCTCTCAAACACCGGAGCCCTATCGCCAGACTCCATTGTTTCTGTTGGCTCGGTCGACCTATTGTACCTGGCCGACAACGGCGTGCGCTCCGTCCGCGCCCGCGAGAGCACTGACACGGCCTACGCCAACGACATTGGCTCGGCTATTGATAGCATCATCA